ATGTACCATATATTTCTCTTGGTGGAATTAATAATGATGCATCAAATAAATAAGGCAAGACAACATTACCTAAATTAATAACAACATTATCGTTATCAGGTTTAAATAATACCGTTGCAATTTCACAGTTATAATTAATACTCCCTATTAATATAGTTTGACTCATCTTGTTTAACTATAAATACAATCTGAAATTATTTTATACAAAATAAGTTGGGTCAATTATTACACCAGGGTTTGTACCTATTTTTTGATATATTACTGCTCCAGTTGTTACAAGTCGAATTTCAAAACTATTTGGATTATTAATGTCTGTCATATAAACTCTGTAAGGTGTAAAGTCATATTCCCACCATTGAGATTCATTACCATTATTTGGGTCTATATTGTTATTAAAGGTCATCCATGGGAAATCACAAGTGGTTGCCGATAAACTTGGAATTATAGTTAATGGGGAACCAGAATATGGTAACGTTCTAGTTGAATAATAAGGTATATATAAAGACGCAGATCCAAATGGACCATTTGGTGTTGTTGGGGTAGTTGCAAACATATATGATCTTGAATGGAAAGGATAATCATATCTTAATCCATTATTTGACACATCGTTAACGTTTGGTGCTGCAACCGAACCATTTATTGTATTAACATAATAATCCGCCATACCGTAACAACCATTACATGAGCTATTAGGATATTGATTTGTTATTGTTGCCATATTAATAGTCATTGTATACGCCCCAACACCTCCACCTATGGTTACAACTGAAGATGGGTGTATTGGGTAATTCACGACGGTATATTGGTTATCACCACAACTACTACTAATCGATAATGGTTTTAAATGTCTTAATTCAATATATTGATAGTAATTTATGTTACTAGGTGTCGGAGGAGTTGGTACCCACCCTACAATAATATTATTTAAAGTGTAAATATATGAATTATAATAAGTGTCTCTATCAATAATTGACGAACAAGTTATTGTTATTATAGACCCTGTTTTATTAAGTGTAATTGTGTTATTAGGTGTTGTTTGGCAAGAAGTCGTCCACGCATTACCTCCACCATAACAAGTACCATTAAACGATAGTCCTATATTCCATGGATAATGACCCGCTAAATTATAATAAGTTGATCTTGTAAAACTACCATTGGAGTTTGGCCATATGAATGTTGGTAAATTTGGATTAATCACAGAATGCATATATTTGAATATGTCTTCATTTGTATATGTTGGGCATCCAATAATATTGGCCTGTATCTGTAATTCATTACAAGCATTAACAGATGAAGATAACGTTGATGCCGAAATTTTAAAAGGTGTGTAATTTTCCAAACAAGAAACACAATCAAAATTTTCAAGACAAGTAAAATATAAATCCCAACTTGTGTTATTTGTTGACGTATTTGGTATAACCTCTAAAATTAAATAATCACCACTATTGATAATAAAGTTTGTTAAATTAATTGGTTTTGCATAATATGTTGTATTATAAGAACTTGGTATTCTTTTAGGTACTGTTGTATCTCTAAAATCATTTCCGTTTGGAACGTTAACACCCGTCTCTAAATATTCAACAACAATAGGTGAGTTATAGTTTGATCCATCCGCATTAACAAATGTTATTTTTAATGTGTCAAATATTGCCTCACCTTTCATTGCAAACGCAAAATAAGGTTGGGTTGGGTCTAAAGCAAATGTTGTTGACAATGTTCCAGGTGTTACTATAGATCCCGGTGCCGTTGTATAAGTTTTTCTACATTTATAATGTCCAACTTCAGTACAGTTTTGACAACTAAATGACTCAACATTAATATCAAGATTAGTAAAGCAATTTAAATTTGCTGCGGTTGTCCCACTTAACCCTGTTGATGTGTAAGTTGTTCCAGCAATTACAATCGCTTGTAAAATAGGCGTGTATTGACCGGCTGGCAATGGAGGTGATGATGGTCCTGTTAATGGATGGGTAACTGTATATGTTGTATATCCAGCAATTGGAGGCCCGAACCCTGAAACTAATTGAATAACCGAATTTGAATCGTACCAATAAATAACATAAGACGTAATAGATCCACATCCACCTGTTATACTACCAACAACTAATTGACCAACTGTGTTTGAACTAAATGTATCAAATCCTAAACCACAAGGAGGTCCACATAAATTTTCACCAAATACTTGAGATGCTGTTGGGGTTGGTGTGTTTGTTGGTGTTACGGTAGGGGTTAATGTGTTTGTTGGTGTTACGGTAGGGGTTATTGTATTGGTTGGAGTTGGAGTTGGGGTTGTGTCAATAACATTATATTCAAAATCATTCACATCGCAAACAACAGGATTACAATCGGGACAATCAGGATCAAACATACTAAATCTATCTTTTAAGATTTTAAAATTATGTTTTATCTCAGGTGCGGTTAGAGGGTCCACGTACATTCTAAATTGTGAAATTCCTCCCTCAAATGTCCCACCAAAATTTTGTTCTAATAGTATATTTGTTTTCATTCCTGCAAATGTTGTTCCGCTTAGAACATTAACAGGGAATGATTCGGGATCTTGAATATAATCTGTATAAGGTAAAGTACAAGAAGAGAAAATTAAATTTTCGTGTAGTCCTTGTGTACCTCCACCCCAAGAAATATTAAATGGAACACCAATCTGCCTTTCTTTATCTGTGTCTAATGGTCTTGGAATAATTTCTTCAAAATTCTCAATAGTAAAGAACGGTTTTCCATTTACGTAGATTTTTAATCTACCCATTCTAAATTCTAAATCATTTAACCATTTTTGGTTAAGTTTAACTAATTCTATTGTTTCAGGATCAATACTACAATTTTCGTGAGTGTATGGAGGTTTTATTAATTTAGTGGTATCATTTACTAACGAATCTAAATATTTAATTTCGGTGATATCACCTAAACCACCCCTCCATTGTAAATCACAAGTATCTAACCAAGTATACCTTCTCCATACAACATCTACCATCAACCATTTTTCTAAATCAAAAAATGTATCGCATTTTGTTAAACAATAATCATAAATTCCGTTTGGAGAGCAATACGTATCAAATGTATAACCTGTCATCTGAGTTACTCCTGTTGTTGAACAACTTCCTGTTGTTACACAATCTCCCGTAAATCTTAAAACTTTAACACATATTTTTGGATTTCTTGGATCTCCTGAAAATTTAACAGAAAACGCATTAGAAAGTGAATCCCATAATGGGTCTTTTTCACACGTATCTTCTATTGAAGTATATCCTGTGGTTGCACAAGTAATACAATCAATACATTCATCACACGTATCACAATCAGGACATTCATGTTCACATACCGGTGTGGTTTCACAATACACAGGTGAAGGTGTTGGAGTTGGAGTTGGTGTGGGGGTTGGTTCACAAGGTTTACATAATAATGGTACAATTGGCATTGGTGTTGGGGTAACTCCCGTTATTAATGCACATGGGTGAGTTTTACATTCCCATCCACAAGTACCACAAGGTTCTTCTCCACAATCACAACCACAATAACGTTTTTGTTCTTTACAAACATCACAACCATAATTTAGATGGTAATCGTGAATTCCATCAACCGACCTTGGTGGGTACACAAAAATACATCTACTATTTGTTACACCTGTATTACAACAAGCACAAGTCACTAAACAATCCGCCAATCCCGAAGTTACTCTTGTGTAACCTGTAAAGCATTTTGGGTGTCCATCTGCGTGATGATAAAATTTATTTTCGGCTCTTGTCCCTAAATAAAAGAATGTATTTTTATTATCAGGATAAATTTCATTTAATGTTGTATCTCCCGAACCAGGAATTCTATCATTAACAATTCTTGGTTTTAATAACATTTCTACCGACCAACCTTTGTTGGTTCTTTCTGGTAAAGCCTCGTAATCATATCCAAATAATTTATAAAATCCTTGATAAAACCCACCATATAACTTATGGTATTTACCAACGTTAGGTTCCACAGCACTTTCAATTTCATATAAAGTATTTTTTGGAATCCCTGAAAATCTATTATATTGTGAAGTATATCCCGTAACTTGGAACATCTTCATTCTTCTATCAAAATATGTTCTTTGGAATTTTTCGGTTTGATTAAATAATCCATTTGTAAATGTGATTGTTTGACCCACCAATGATGTGACTAAACCATTATCCATTCCGACTAATCCTATATCACAAGCACTCTGAGCACTAAAACAAGTCAAATCCAAATTATCGGGGTTATAATAATTTTCTGATACAACTAAATTTCTATAATCATATTGACCATATGTTAGTGTTAAATTTTGTGTGGTATTTGAACTATTAAGGTCATAATAAACAGGTAATCTATTTCCGTATGTTTGGGCAATAAGATATGGTGAGAACACAACCTCTTGGTTGTAATCCACCTCATCAGACGATAAGGACATATCTGAAGTATCTAAAGCGAAACTTATTTTTAGTTTCGGATACACATATTGATTAATGTTCTGTTGTGCCATCTTTTTTTTAATAAATACCACTAACGAAGTATTTATTGTAAAAAATACTTATGATGAGTAAAATAACTGACGAACTTAAAAAATATAAGAATGCCGCAACTAGCGAGGCAAAAGAAACTAGATTGTTGGTAAAAATATTAATGTCGGCTGCAAAAGATTATAAAAAAGACAAGAAGTTTAAATTAGATGATGAGGACATACAATTTATTAAAGATCAATCACAAGATCTTTTAAAATTAATTCCATTAATTGTTATTCAAATTTTACCCGGATCTACAATTGCAACTCCATTTATTGTTGAATTAAGTAAAAAATTAGGGATTAAACTGAATAGTAAAATACCTGAAAAACATAAAGAAAAAAAATCGGGAGGTGAGATTGATGAATTAGTGAATTCTGATGGGTCTATGATTGGTAAATCAACTCCAATGTTAGATTTAGGTATGCACCCAAGAAAAACAATGGACCAAACGGTTATTGCCACAAGACAAACAAATAATCCTGCGGTAAGAGGTTATAGAGTTTATTGGGGAGAATCTGAAGAAAAAGATGATGAAAAAATGTTAGATGAATATAATTTGAAGCCTACGTTTGCTTATGATGAAACAGAAGATGTTTCAACATATGACGAAGCGGATGAAGTATTAATTGATTTAGGAATAGAAGATGATTGTGAAAGACACGAAAGATTGGAAGTTTTAGGATTTGACCCCAATTTAGACAATCAATTAAAACAGGAAAAGAAAAGAGGAGAATGTAAAAAATGTTTTACTAAAAGAAGATTATCGGAATTAGAAAAACAAAAAATGAACAAAATGATTGATGAAATTTTGATTGGTAAAAAAAATAATAATAATGATTTTGTAACAAAAACAAAAGAAGATGAGGATGAAGATAAATCTCCAATTAGTAAAATATTAATGAGAAACATTGAATCTATAAAAAGAATTGCGGAAAAAGAAGGTATATCATTAAATAAACTATTGAAACATTTTAAAGAAAGTGAATAAAGAACTATATGGTAAGGTAATACCATTACCTAAAGAACTATTAGAATACCTACAACAATGTTTTGATCAGGTTCCTAATTCTGATGCTTCAGTAGAAGGACACAAAAGAAATGAGTTTTTAAGAGATAGAAAACAAGCAACTTTTCAACAGTTAGAAAGAATTGAAAATTGGTTTAACTATTATGACGGGGAAAAAGAATCCGCACCATATATTTTAAATGGTGGTGACTATATGAGAAGTTGGGTAACTCAAACAATTGACGGATTAAGAAGAGGTACAACAACACCTGAAATCACAAATGATGTTATGCCTGATGATGTTAATGATGATCTTATTGATGACATGGGATGGTTATCAAATATGAACAGAGATGTAAAATCACACAAAGATGTAAATGATGATATAAAAATCACAGAAGCCTTAAAAAGGATAAACGACATAATGAAAAAAATAATTTAATATGCCAGTTACAGAACCACTTAATTTTAGTCAACCGGATAATGAGTTGTCTCAAATTGCCGCACAACAAAGAGGGAAATTATTTCCAAAGAACGATTATAAAGATACGAATAAATACTCAGCAACTAACCCTGACGCAATTTCCGATGGTGATGAGTTAGGAAAAGGTACTGGCGTATTTTTAGATACCGTTAATGGAGGATCCTCAGTAGATGTTCTTGAAAGAAAGAACGAAATAAAAATAAATGAATATCAACCAAATAAGCCTTACACAACTCCTTCGGCATAATGAAACTTTACAATACTTTAAAAGATATTATTCTTGAGGTAGTTGCCGTTAATTCAGTTACAGACACAATTAAAAAGAAACAAAAAATTGTGATATACTATGATGGCGATGAACCAGGAGGTAAAGGTTTGCGTTTAATTGAACCTGTATGTTTTGGGTATAGTAAAGCAGATAACCCTGTTTTAAGGGCTTGGGATTTAGAAGGAGCATCTCACACCGCATATAAAGGGGAACAACCTTTACCAGGGTGGAGATTATTTAGGTTAGATAAAATATCAACTTATAAACCTTCGGGAGAAAACTTTGACACTCCTCGTCCGGGGTATAACCCAAGAGGGGATAGAAGTATGAACAGAGTTATAATTAACGCTGTTTTTGATGAGGGGGTAGAACCAACAATAGAGAGTTCAATAAACGATATTGTAACTACTGTTGTAACCTCAATGATAAATAACATAATTGAAAAAGAAGGTGAGGATTATTTGGTAAATGTTGATCTATCTAAAGCGGCAGAATCTTATAGACAAATTTATCAAGAATTAGAAAGAAGATTAAATAGAACATTAACACCTGAAGATAAAGAAAACTTCAGAAGTCAAATACAAGATTTAATTCGTCAATCACAAGATTTAGTAATAAATAATTTAAAATAAAATATGGGAGCAGAACAAGATTTAATACAAAAATTAATGATCTCTAAACAAATTATGGACAAACATAATGGTATGAGTAGAAATCAATCTCAAGGTAATGTTTTATCTTCACCTATGGTGGAAGAGTTTTCACCGGTACAAGGTACGTATAATATACCATCTGATGTATTATCTGAAACAAGTGCCGTACCAACTAAAATTAATACAGAGTTACCAACATCAGATAGAATTCTTAATTCAAGATTACCTGATGAAATTAAAAAATTAATGATGGAACACCCAATACAACAACCTACAATGGGAGTTTCTACCGGTTCTGTTTTATCTAATGAACTAGTTGAGAAAGCTTCAAGATTAATGAATACAAATGCAAAAGGAGATTTACTACAACAACCAAATAGACCACAACAACAAATAAATGAAAGTGTTCCAAATAGTAATAATTTAAAAAATATTATTAGAGAAACAATGGAAGAAGTTTTAAAAGAAAATGGTTTACTTGTTGAGTCGGAATCAAAAAGTAATGATCTTTTTAAATTTAGAGTTGGTGATCATATCTTTGAGGGTAAGATTGTTAGAGTTAAAAAAGTCGCAAAGTAACAGAATCTATAATTTAATTTATTTCCCCATTCTCTTTGAGTTTGGGGTTTTTTATTTTTGGGGTTGATATTAATTCATTAAATGATTATATTTCTAATAAATTTATATTTTATTATGACAAAAATTAATGTATTAGTTCTCCCAAGTGACAAATCTGGTGTGGGAAAGTTTAGGTCAGTTGACCCTCACGTAATGTTACAGAATATGTATCCTAACGATTTCCATATAGATATTGATTACGAACCAAAAGTTATGGATCAAAACTATTGGAAAAAATATCAGATTGTACACGTACACAGAAACATTGGTCAAACCTATGAAGAAACACCTAAATTAATTGAGTGGTTAAAATCAAATGGTATTATCGTTATTGTGGACATAGATGATTATTGGTTACCAACAAAAGAACACCCTATTCACCAATTAATTATCCAAAATAAAATACACCAAAAGATTATGGATAATTTAAAAGTTGCATCTTATGTGACAACAACAACGAAATTATTTGCCGAAGAAATTAAAAAATATAATAAAAACGTTGAGGTATTCGCAAATGCAATTAACCCTAAAGATCCACAATTTAATGAGCCAACATTACCATCTAATAAAATTAGAGTGGGTTGGTTAGGAGGATCATCACACCTTCACGATTTAAAATTAATGAATGGATTTGTTTCAAAATTATCTCCATTACAAGATAAATTACAATATTACGTTTGTGGTTTTGATACAAGAGGTACGGTAACTGAAATTAATAAGGAAACGGGACAACAAACTCAAAGAGCAATTAAACCCGAAGAAACGGTTTGGGCAAGATATGAAGAAATATTTACTGACAATTATAAAATAGTAACTCCTAAGTACAAAGAGTTTTTAAATAAATTCGAAGAGAGTGAATTTTTTGGTTGGGAAAATGAAAACTATGTTAGAGTGTGGACAAGACCAGTTACCACCTACGCTAAAAATTATTCCAAATTCGATATTTCGTTAGCACCAATTCAAAATCATATCTTTAATAGAATGAAATCACAATTAAAAGTTATTGAAGCGGGATTTTACAAAAAAGCATTAATTGCTTCTAACGTGGGACCATATACAATTGATTTGAAACACGCATTACACCAAGGTCAATTTACTGATGGAAATGCTTTATTAGTTAATGAATCAAATAACCATAGTGATTGGTCAAAAAATATTAAAAAATTAGTAGAGAATCCAAATATGATTGTTGATTTAGGTGAACGATTATACGAAACAGTTAAAGATAAATACGACCTTAATAACGTAACAAAAGAAAGAGCAGAATTTTACAAATCCTTAATAAAATAAAAAATGATTAACGTCCCAATTACAAAAATTTTATTCCTTGATATTGAAACAGTAGGAATATCAAAAGATTATGATACTTGTGTAAAAGAATACCCAAGATTAGGTGAACAATTTGATAAGTATTTCGATTGGTTTTTAAAAAGATTTCCTGAAGATCAATTGATTGGTAAGAATGAAAATGAACGAAAAAATCTAATCTTCTCAACAAGAACGGCATTAGTTCCTGAATTTGCAAAGATTGTTTGTGTAAGTGTTGCCTTTGTAACAGATAAGAATGAAGTTAAAAAACAAACATTCTCAAATGATAATGAAGAAAAACTTTTAACTGAACTCCAAATATTGTTAAATCGTTGTGGAAAATTAGATTTTCATTTATGTGGGCACAACTTAAAGAATTTCGATATTCCAATGATAGCCAAACGTATGATTATTAATGGATTAAAACCATCATCAATACTACCATCATACGATACTAAACCTTGGGAAGTTAAAGCCATTGACACTAAAGACGTGTGGCAATATGGTGCTTACACAGCAATTGGTTCTTTAGATTTAATGTGTTCCGCATTAGATATACCAACACCAAAAGGTGGTGAAGTAACAGGAGATAAAGTTCACGATTGTTATTGGAATAAAGGTATGTTAAAAGAAATTGGTGAGTACTGTGAACGAGATGTTGAGGTTCTAATTGATGCTATCATAAAATTAAAACAATTAAAGTAATGGATAATAATAAATCGGAACATAATATGTCTGTTGACGAATTTGAGGAAATGCTTAAACGAGTTAGTACTCTTGAATCCGCCTTTGATGAAGATGGGGAAATTGAAATTGATTACGATTCAATTATCGAAGAATTTGGTTTGGATGTTGAGGAATTAGAGAGAGCCATGGAATCTATGCAACCCACAATTAAATTACATTATAGTAAATCGAATGTAGATGCAATATCTCCATCTTATGCTTATCCTACGGATTCAGGTATGGATTTATTTTCAACCGAAAAAATCATTATTGAACCTTTTGGAAGAGAATTAGTTCCAACAGGAATTCATTTTGATATTCCTGAAAACTATGAGATACAAATTAGATCAAAAAGTGGATTGGCTCTAAAACAAGGATTGATGGTATTAAATTCTCCCGGAACTATTGATCAAGGATACACGGGAGAAATTAAAGTTATAATTTTTAACACAACTAATAAAAGTGTAGAAATTACAAAAGGTCAAAAAATTGCTCAAGCCGTTATGACACCGGTTGTTTGTGGTAAATGGATTGATTTAACAGAAGTTGAAAATGTTACCTCAAAAGATAGAGAGGATAATGGATTTGGAAGTACCGGAATATGATAACAATTGGATATAGTACAAAATCAACAAAACCAAATTTTATTGCCCACATAAAAGAAACTTGTGGGTTAGAAAATTTTCAAATAATTGAAAAGATAAACAACGGCGAAAAATCATTATCGGTAACATACAATGAAATTTTATCAGAGAGTTTACATGACATTGTTGTATTATGTCACGATGATATTATTTTTGAAAAACCTTATTGGGCAAAAAGAGTTGTTGAACACTTTACAAAAAGACCTGAGTACGGAATCCTTGGTGTTGCCGGTACAAGATATTATCCATCATCAGGTATGTGGTGGGAAATAAGTTCTGAAATGGTTGGTCAAGTTTACCATAAACATAATGGAAAAAAGTGGTTATCTTCATATAATGAACCATTTGGTAATAAGGTAATTGATACTGTTATCATTGATGGTGTTTTAATGATGGTAAATAAGAAAAAAATATTTACAAAATTTAATGAAGAAGTGGAAGGATTCCATTTTTATGATACAACATTTTCATTTGAGAACCATATCAATGGTGTGAAAGTTGGTGTAATATCAAACATACCAATTACTCATTTATCAATAGGAATGACAAATGATCAATGGAATAAAAATAGAGAAAAATTTATAGAAAAATATAAAGAACATTTACCAAATATTTTAGAAAATAATTTACCAATTATTGAACAAAATAAAAAACTTCCTTTAGTATCTATAATAATGCCGGTTTACAATTATGGTAAAATGTTTCATAAATCTATTGAATCGGTATTTAACTCAACATATAAAAACTTTGAACTTATTATTATAAATGACGGATCAACCGATGAATATGTTTTAAACAAATTAAAATCATTATCTAACCACCCGAATATAAAAATTATACATCAAGAAAATGGTGGTCCGGCTAAAGCAAGAAATAATGGAATTAAAAACTCAAATGGGGTTTATATATTACCATTAGATTCAGATGATATGATATCTACCGAATACATTCAATCATGTGTGAATATCATAAGAAAGGATAAAAATATTAGCCCTGTCTATTGTGATACAAATCATATTGGTCAAATGTCTGGTGTGGAAAATAGACCTGAATGGTCAAAAGAACGATTAATTCAAGGACCATTTATTGTTAATTGTTCAATGTTTACAAAAGAATCTTTTGATCTATGTGGTGGTTACGATGAAGAAATGAAAGGGTGGGAAGATTATGATTTATGGGTTAGAATGATGAATAACGGTTTTGTAGGTAAAAGAATACCAAAACCATTGTTCACATATTATCACCACGAAAAAGACGGTACCGTATCAACAGAGGCAAATAAAAACACAAAAGAATTATATGATTATATAATGATTAAAAACAATATAATTAAAAATGAAAATAACTGATTTTTTTGATAAAACATTTTGCATAAATTTAGAAAGAAGATCTGATAGATGGGAAGAATGTGTTGTTGAATTTAATAAATATAATTTATCTAACATTAATCGTTTTATTGCGGTGGATGGTAAACAATTACCACAGGTGACTTCGGGGTTTGTTACCCCATCAAGATTAGCCTTGGTATTAACTAATATAAAAATATTGGAGGAATCAATTTCAAATAACTATAATACTATATTAATTTTAGAAGATGATGTTGAATTTAATGACCAAGTCCTAAACATGAATGAATACTTTAAAGTGTTACCTAAAGATTGGGATATGTTATATTTTGGTGGTAATCATAATACTCATATGGGCATTAATCCCCCATCTATAATTAATGAAAAAGTTTGTAAATTACATAACACATATAGCACTCATTGTGTGGCAATTAATGGTAAAGCAATAACAAAAGTATATGATAGGATAAAAAAATGTGATAACGCCCTTGATGTTATATATGTTGATTTACAAAAATCACTAAATGTATATTCATTTTACCCAATGATTGCAACACAAAGAGTGAGTTTTAGTGATATAGAAAATAAAGTTACCGATTATAAATGGTTAATTAAATAATTATGAGAGTTTCAATTTGCATTCCATCATATGATAGTGATGGTAGTAATTTACATTTACTAAGTAAAAACATACAATCTTGTTTATCTCAAGATTATAATGATTATGAAATTATTGTATCAGACCATTCTCCAGGTGACAATGTAAAAAATTTAATCTATAATTTTAAAAGTGATAAAATAAAATATATTAAAAATACAAACAATATTGGATACCCCGCACATAATACAAATAATGCAATTTTAAATTCAAGTGGGGAGTTTATTAAAATAATGAATCAAGATGATTATTTTAATAGTAATTCAGTATTAACAAATATGATGTTATTAACTAAAACACATAAGTGGGTTCTTAATGGATTTACACATTTAAAATCGGGAACTAATATATTTTATAATCCAAAAATACCAAGAATAAATGGTAACGGAATCCATTTATTAGACGGTATAAATACGATAGGTTGCCCTAGCGTTGGATTAATTCCAAAGGGGGAATTAATTGATGTGGATGTAACTTATATGATTGATTGTGAATTATGGTATCGGTTATTTATCAAATTTGGATATCCGGGAGTTGTTAATGATCATAATATTATTATTGTTATGGGGGACCATAATTTAAGCACTAAACTAATAAATGATAGTAAATCTATGATTTTAAAAGATAAAGATTATTGTTATAAAAAATATAAACTATGAAAAATTTAAATTTATTTGTTCCTAAATTCAGAAATGATGAAATTATTGAACACATTACAGAATGTTTAGATAAAGGATGGACAGGTCTTGGATTTAAAACCGTTGAGATTGAAAACAAATGGAAAGAATACACCGAATTACCTCACGCTCATTTTATAAACTCAAATACGTCTGGTCTTCATTTGGCAATTAAAATACTTAAAGATTCAAACAAATGGAATGATGGAGATGAAATTATTACAACACCTATGACATTTGTGTCTACAAATCATGCAATAAATTATGAAAATTTAAATCCTATTTTTGCCGACGTTGACGATAACCTATGTTTAGATCCAAAATCGGTTGAAGGTTTGATTACTAAAAAAACAAGGGCAATTATTTTTGTTGGTATAGGAGGTAATACAGGTCAATTAAATGAAATCATTAATTTATGTAAAAGAAAAAAACTTAAACTAATACTTGATGGGGCTCACATGGCTGGAACATTTATGAATATAGATGGAGAAATAAAACACGTAGGTCATAATGTTGACGTATCCGTTTTTAGTTTTCAATCAGTAAAAAATTTACCTACGGCAGATTCAGGAATGATTTGTTTTAAAAATGAAGATTATGATACATTAGTAAGAAAATTATCATGGTTAGGAATAGATAAAGATACATATCAAAGATCTAATGATAAAGGAACATATAAATGGGAATATGATTTAGTTGATGTTGGATTTAAATATCATGGTAATTCTATTATGGCATCAATGGCATTGGTAGGTTTAAAATATTTGGAAGAGGATAATTCACGTAGACGAGAAATTTGTGAAATGTATGAAGAGGGATTTAAAAATACGGACATTAAATTTATTTCTATTCACAAAGATTGTGTTAAGCCATCAAGACATTTATTTCAAATTGTAGTTAACAATAGAAATAAAATGATGGAACTTCTAAATGGTTATGGGATTTACCCTGGAGTACATTATAGAGACAATATGTTATATAAAATGTATAAAAGTAATTATGGTTCTTGCCCAAACTCACATAAATTATCCGAACAAGTAATATCATTACCATTACATATGTTTTTAACAAATGATGATATTAAATATATTATTGAGATGGTAATATTATCAAATAAAAATTTAAATTAATATGGAAACTTTAGTTATTTTAGGATCGGCCGGTTTGGCAAAAGAGTTTTTTTTATATATAAAAAGATCCCAACCTCAGATTAAAAATTTTATTTTTGTTAATGATCTTGATGATGGTCAAAATGAAATTGTAATATCGGGAATTTCATATCCTGTTGTCAAAGATTGGAAATTCGATTCAAGTTATTATTTTACTGTGGCGGTGGGAAGTCCTAAAATAAAAACTATTTTAGTTCAAAAAGCATTAGATAGTGGGTTAATTCCCGCACCAACTTTTGTTGATATAGACGCAAAAGTATTAGACAAAACTATTAAGTTAGGTGTTGGAGGAGTTATATCACCAGGATGTATTTTAACAACAAATATAACCATCGGAAATTATACCACATTAAATTTAAATACAACGGTAGGTCATGACACAATTATTGGTGATTTTGTAACAACTAACCCTGGTGTTCATATTTCAGGACATTGTAACATTGGTGATATGAATGAATTTGGTACAGGATCAATAGTAAGAGATAGATTAACAATTGGTAGTAATAAAATGTTCGGAGCTCAAAGTGCGGTTGTAAAATCTTTAGTAGACGATAACCCTGAAATTTTTGTTGGCGTCCCAATTAAACTTTTAAATAAAAAATAATGGGATTTGTAAGTGTTAAACTTATGGGTGGATTAGGAAATTATTTATTTCAAATTGCATCAGCATATTCTAAATCAATTGACGATAATTTAAGTTTTATTTTAGACATAAATGATATCACAATTGTTCATTCAAATCCAAATAATTACAAAAATAATATTTTTAGGAAATTAAATTTCCAACCATTAAATGAATCTTATTCACATTATAAAGAACCATCTTTTAATTATAATATTATATCAAAATTTAATAGTAACACAAAAATGGTTGGGTATTTTCAAAGCGAAAAATATTTTTTAAATAACCAAGAAAAAGTATTTGACATTTTTTCTATTGATGACCTAACCAATAATTTACTCAAAAAAAAATATGGTGATATATTAAGTCACGATACTTGTTCTATACACGTAAGAAGAGGTGATTATGTTAGATTAAATCAATATCACCCACCACAATCAATTGAATATTATAAAGAATCAATTAAAATTATTGGTGAAGATTCTTATTATTTAATTTTTTCGGATGATATAAATTGGTGTAAAGAAAATTTATCATTTATAAAAAATAAAACTTTTATTGAGGGTAATGATGATTACCAAGATTTATATTTAATGTCTATGTGTAAAAATAATATTATCGCAAATTCTTCATTTTCTTGGTGGGGAGCTTGGTTAAATAAAAATAACGATAAAAAAGTCATATCACCAAAAATATGGTTTGGAGAAAAAAATAAACATTTGAACACTAATGACGTGTACTGTAAAAATTGGATAAAATTATGAATAAAATAAAACCTACTTTAATAGGGGGGATCCCAAACAAATTAAGTGATTTTGAAAAAAAAGTTATTATGTATGTGGACCAATATGGTATTAATTTAAATCATTATAATCATAATGATTATGATTATAAAATTTACTGGCAGATTGAAGGTCAGGGTGTAATACGAAGAAGAGAAAATAATATAAGTTTCCCAATAAATTATAAAAATGAATTTGACCTCATTATTGCGAGTGACCCTACTATATTAAATGAGTGCCCAAACTCAGTTATTTTTCCATTTGGTGATTGTTGGGTTCCATTAGATGATCAAAAAATACATAGTAAAAATAAATTACTTTCAATTATAGCATCATCAAAAAATGAATTACCTGGACATAAATTAAGACATTTAACAATAAATAATATTGGTAATAAAATGGATGTTTATGGTAAATGTTGTAATTACGTAGAGAATAAGGCAGATGCATTAAAAGATTATATGTTCTCAATATGTACAGAAAATTTACAAATTGAAAATTGGTTTACTGAAAAATTAATAGATTGTCTTAGAACTGGCACAATTCCAATTTATTGGGGATGTCCAAATATTGGGAAGTATTTTAATCTTAATGGATTTATAATTGTTAACTCATTAGAAGAAATTATTGATGTGGTTAATAATTTATCTGAAGACAAATATTTTTCTAAGTTAAAATATGTGGAGGAAAATTTTATTAAAGCTTCAGAATATGGTAGTAATTTATTTGAGAGAGTTGATAACGAAATAAAAAAAATTATAAAATGAGTAAAATAGTAGTAACAGGAGGATCTGGTTTAGTTGGTCAAAGTTTAAAAAAAATTATGCCAAACGCAATTTATTTGTCATCAAAAGATTTTGATCTAACCACAGAAGTTGGTGTGAGAAATATGTACTTAAAACATAAACCAGACATTGTTGTACATTTAGCGGCAAAAGTTGGAGGTATTATTGATAACATTAATAAACCGGCAGAATATTATACCGAAAATGTAATTATGAATACACTGTTGGTTGATTACGCACAAAAACTTAATGTTAAAAGATTTATAGGGATTTTAAGTACTTGTATTTTTCCTGACGTTATGGAGACATATCCAATGAAAGAAGAAGATTTACATTTAGGTCCCCCAACTTTAACCAACTTTTCGTATGGATACGCAAAAAGAAGTTTGGCCGTTCAAATTGATGCATATAATAAACAATATGGAACAAAATACCAATATTTAACTCCATGTAATTTATATGGAGTTGGGGATAAAGATCATGAATCTAATAGTCATTTTATAACCGCATTAGTTAAAAAAATATTTGACGCCAAACAAAATAATGATAAATCAATAACCTTATACGGTGATGGTTCTCCATTAAGACAATTTATGTTTGCGGATGATTTTGCTAAAATTATTTATTATGTTATTTCTAATGAAATTTACGATAGTTTTAATGTTGCCGGAAACGAAAATTTAACAATTAAACAAATGGCAAATATTGCATTAAATTCTTGTGATGCTGATTTTTTAAAAATTAAGTGGGATTTAAGTAAACCAAATGGTCAACACAGGAAAGACGTGTCTATTGAAAAATTAAAATCTTTACTACCCAATTTCAATCCCTTATCATTATCCGAAGGAATAAAATTAGTATATAATAATTATTATGATAAAATTAGTAAGTGATACAATTAATAAAGAAGATATAAACTCTTTAGTTGAATGGTTAAATCAAGATGAAATACCAAGATTAACGAAAGGTGATTTAACTTGGGAGTTAGAATCTAAATGGGCAAATAAAATTGGAACAAAATATTCCGTTTTTTTAAACTCAGGGTCGTCGGCAATTCTTTTAACCTTAGCAGCATTACAACATACTAATAGATTAAAAAATAATAAAATAGTTGTTCCCGGATTAAGTTGGGCAACTGACGTTAGTTCGCCAATGTTATTAGGTATGGATCCAATACTTTGTGACTGTAACTTAGAAGATCTTTCTTGTGATCTAAACCATTTGGAAGAATTATTTAAAGAACACTCTCCATCAACATTTATTTTGGTTTCTCCATTAGGTTTAGTTCCTAATATGGAAAAAATTATTGAGTTGTGTAATAAGTATGATGTTATTTTATTGGAGGATGTCTGTGAAAGTATGGGATCAAAATACGACAATAAATATCTTGGGTCATTTGGTTTTGCATCTTTCTTTTCAATGTATTTCGGACATCACTTAAGTACTATTGAAGGGGGGTTTATTAATACTAATGATGAAGATTTTTATTATTCTTTACTTATGATGAGAAGTCACGGATGGGACAGAGATTTACCAAAAAGAATACAAAATAAATTACGTAATCAGAATGATGTTAATGAATTTGATTCGTTGTACACTTTTTACTTACCTGGGTTTAATTTAAGATCAACAGATTTACAAGCGTTTATTGGATTACGAGCAATTAATAAACTTGATGAATATACCGAAAAAAGAAATAAAAATTTTAAGGAATACAAAAGTTTAATAAAAGATAATCAATTAGATATTGTTAATTATGATAAAAATTTTATTTCAAACTTCGCATACCCAATTGTCACCAAAAACAGAAATAAAATCATTCAAAAATTAATTGATAATAATATTGAGGTAAGACCTTTAATTGCTGGAGATATGTCAAAAAAACCTATGTGGATTAAAAAGTATGGTGAAGTAATATTACCAAATTGTCAACTTATTAATGAATATGGTTTTTATATACCAAATCATCAGGACTTAACCTCAGATAAAATAAATTTAATAATTAATATAATTAATAATGAACAATAAAAAAGTGGCATTAATTACTGGAATAAATGGTCAAGATGGTTCATATTTATGTGAATTCTTATTGGAAAAAGGTTATGAAGTTCACGGAATGTTGAAAAGAAATTCAGTATCAGAAAATCAAACATCTCGATTAGACAAAGTATTTAATAAATTAAATTTACATTATGCGGATCTAACAGATTTATCATCCCTTATAAGAGTTATTAGTGAAATAAAACCTGATGAAATATACAACTTAGCCGCACAATCTCACGTTAGAATATCTTTTGATCAACCTATTTATACCGCAAATGTAACAGGACTTGGGACTTTAAATATTTTAGAATCCGTTAAACTAATCGACCCAAAAATAAAAATTTATCAAGCATCTTCTTCAGAAATGTTTGGTAATAACATTGACGAAGACGGGTTCCAAAGAGAAACAACCCCAATGTCACCTGTATCGCCATATGGTTGTGCAAAAGTATTTAGTTATAATATATCTCGCAATTATAGAAATTCATATGGTATTTTTATTTCCAATGGGATATTATTTAATCACGAATCACCAAGAAGAGGAACAAATTTTGTCACTAATAAGGTTTGTAAAGAAGCGGTTAAAATTAAATTGGGATTAACCAATGAACTTAAATTAGGTAACTTAGACGCAACAAGAGATTGGGGACACGCAAAAGATTATGTTGAAGCCATGTGGATGATTTTACAATTAGAGAATGCGGATGATTTTGTTTGCTCAACAGGTATATCACATTCGGTTAAAGATTTGGTAGAGTATGTATTCAACAAATTAGAATTAGATTGGAAACAATATGTTAAACAAGACGAAAAATTTTATAGACCCGAAGAACTTAACGATCTTAAAGGGGACTCAAAAAAATTAAGAGAATTAACTAACTGGTCACCAAAATATACATTTGAAAGTATGTTGGATGAGATGATTGAATATTGGTTAAATCTTTTAAATAAATAATAAATAATAATAAATGGCAACAAGAAAAAAAATTACTCAAACAACTGAAGAAACGACAAACCCTTTAGTATCAAGAAAGGACTTTATTAATTCGGTTATTAAGAAAAAACAAAAAAATAAATTTTTGTCTGAACACCAAGAAGAGTATTATAATATATTAAAAAATAATCAAATAACCGTGGCTTCAGGACCTGCTGGTGTGGGTAAAAGTTACATCGCAATGAAAGCGGCTGTAGATTTACTTATGGATCCAAATAATTCTTATGAGAAGATTATAATTGTAAGACCAGCTGTTGAAGCCGAAGAAAAATTAGGGTCATTACCGGGTAATCTTGAAGAAAAATTAGACCCGTATATTTTCCCATCTTATTATTTATTAAATAAAATAATTGGTAAAGAAGCAAGGGAAAAATTAAAAGAGGCGGAAATAATTGAGGTGTTCGCACTTGCATTTATGAGGGGTATGAATATTGATAACTCAATATTAGTTTTTGAAGAAGCTCAAAACTCAACCCCCAATCAAATGAAACTTTTGTTAACAAGAATTGGATTTAATAGTAAATTTTTTATTTCGGGTGACCTTGAGCAAACTGATAGATATAAAGATAAAAAACAATCAGGTCTTTACGATGCAATTCAAAGATTTAAAGATGTAAGAGACATCGGGGTATATGATTTTAGAGACGCTAAAAATGTAAGAAACCCATTAATTAGTAAAATACTAAGTAAGTATGATGAGAATAGGGATTGAGATTAATGGTGTGTTAAGAGACACTATTGGTAAGTTCACACAACTTTATGAAAAACATTTGATTGATGAGGTAGAATCGAACAACACAACTTACTTAATGGATCTTTCAGGTAATACTGAGGTGGCACTGTTAGAAGAACCATTTAAATATGAAAAATTAAGTGATGTTACATCTTTAAATTTGTTAGATCATTTTTCATTTCCATCAAAAGATGAATTATATAGTTTTATGTATGAAGATTACACAATGGAACTTTTTGGTCATGCCCCATCAACGGAAATGATGACTTTTAATATTTTAAATGATATTTATCACAACCTAAGAGACAAATATGATTTAATCATTGTATCTGATGAAATAGGTAGATCAAAACCATCTTCTTTATTTTTCTTATCTAAGTTTGGATGTTTACTTGAAAAAGTATTTTTTTATAGTGAAATTACAAAAAAAGATATGTGGAATAATGTAGACATTTTACTTACCGCTAATCCTGACCTATTATTAAATAAACCTTCTAAAAAGGTAGTGATAAAATATGAGACCGAGTTTAATAAAAATATTGAATCCGAACACACAATTAAATCGTTATCAGAATTTGAAGATAAATTAACAAAAATTATTGAAAATGTTTAAAGTATTTGGAGAACACTACTATCTTGATTTAGATATAATAGAAGAATATACTAAAATTGTCCCTGATATGGGGGCAACAGGTGAAACTGAAAACCATATCCATATTGTTAAGTATGAAACAATTAAATACTTAATTGAAACTGTAATGTCAGAAAATGAAACAATAGACGAAAAATTGGGTATGAATTCAACTGAAGCATCGTTACCATTTAAAATTGCGTTTAATACTCTACTTTTTAAAAAAATAATAAATAAATTATAAATATATGAATCAAGAACAAATATCAAAGTTAGAGAGGTCTATCCAAAATATGAAGGATAAAACCTCAAGAATTTACTTTGTGGTACAAGATACCAAAGGTAATGCTAAGGCATCCATTCGATACATTTATCAAATGGCTATGGCACTTAAATCAGATGGTTATAACCCAATTATCTTACACGAAAAACCTGAATACTTTGGAGTATCAGATTGGTTAGGTGATACCTATATGACGGAATTACCTCATAAAGCAATTGAGGGTAGTAACTTGGAAATTTCACCAGATGATTTAATTGTTATTCCTGAGATTTTTGGTTTCGTTATGGATCAAATAACAAAATTACCGTGTGGAAAAGTTGTTTTATGTCAGGCTTACGACCACATCTTTGAAACTTTACAACCTGGTCAAACGTGGTCGCAATTAGGTTTTTACAAATGTATTACAACATCTGAAAAACAAAAAGAATATATTGGTTCAGTTATGAGAAATATTTCATCTAGTGTTATTACACCTGTTATTTCTGATGTATTTGAAAAACAAGAATTTCCACCAAAAACAATTATCTCAATTCATACTAGAGAACATAGAGATACTGTTAATTTAATCAAAACATTCTATTCAAAATTTCCACAATACAGATGGATTACTTTCCGTGATATGAGAGGTCTATCTGAAAGTGAATTTGCAAATGCAATGAAAGAAAGTTTTATTTCTGTTTGGGTAGACCCAACGAGTGGATTTGGAACATTTCCATTAGAGTCAATGAAAATGGGTATACCTGTTATTGGTTTAGTACCTAATTTAGTACCTGAATGGATGAATGAGGATAATGGTATTTGGATTAATAATCATAATATGTTAGCCGATGTAATTGCGGATGTTGTACAAAATTGGTTAGAAGATAACATAAATCCTGAATTATATGTTGAGATGGGAAAAACAATTTCCAACTACACTGATTTAACAAAATTTAACGAAGAAGTTATCAAAACGTTTAGTGATATGATAAACACTCGTCTTGGAAATTTTGAAGAACAATTATCTAAATTTATAACAATTGAATAATATGAAAAATAAAAACACAATCTCAGTAATTTTACCAATTAAATCAGCGGTTTCTGGTTTCTTTGAGGAATATTTAAAAAAAGCAATCGAATCAATTAAAGTTCAAAAAGAACAATTTGATGAATTAATTATTGTACACACAAATGAAAATCTATTAACTAAAGTTTTAACTGAATTTGATTTTGGTGACTTAAATGTTAAATTAGAATCTTGGACAAAAGAAGCAAATTTTGCGGATCAAGTTAATCACGGAGTTAGTTTGGCAACTTCTAATTGGATTTCAATTTTTGAATTTGATGATGAATACGCAAACATTTGGGTTAAAAATGTTAAAAACTATATGGACATTTATCCAAACGTAGGGGCTTTTTTACCTATTGTTGTTGATGTTGACGATAAAGGTGTGTTTGTTGGGTTTACTAATGAGGCCACTTTTGCTGCAAACATATCTGAAGAAATGGGAATATTGACAAATGAAACATTACACACATATCAAAATTTCCAAATTTCCGGAATGGTTATTAGAAAGGATCTTTTTGTTGAAAATGGAATGATCAAAAGTAATTTTAAATTAACTTTTGGTTATGAATTCTTACTAAGAATGACTCAGAATTCAGTTAAATTTATGACCGTACCAAAAATTGGTTACAAACACAGTAATTTACGTGAAGGTTCTATTTTTTGGAATTACAAAAATGGTGAAGACCGTCTTAGTGAAGATGAGGTTAAATTTTGGATTGACTCAGCAAAAAAAGAATATTTCTTTAATACTCAAAGAGAAATAAATTATGAACCCCAAGAAATTTAATGTCTGAAAATGAAAACGTATTAGACAAAACGGATGGATTGAAAAAGAAGGGTAGAAAACCAAAAACAAATAATTATTTTGATGAAGTCGAGGAAAATGCGGTTAGAGAATATCTAACCGCAACCACAATGGATGAGAAGAATAGAATTTATAACAATTATTTAAGAATACCCTTAGACAAAATGATATCGTCAATTATAAGACGATATAAGTTATATAGAAAAGATATGAATTTTGAAGAGATTCATATAGATACACATTCATTTTTAATGACTAAAATAGATAAGTTTAAACCAGCCAAAGAAAAAAAGGCCTACTCTTATTTTGGTACTATTTGTAAAAATTATCTGATGGGACAAATAATGAAAGATCAGAAAGAAACAAATAGAAAAATATCATATGAAGATATATCATCTGATTTACAACATAGTCCTGATATGATCTATCATATTGATGACGATACCTTAACAACCGAAGAAATAATTAAAAAATTCTTAATAAAGTTAAAGGATTCTATGGGGGAAAAAACCATAAGTGAACAAGAAGTTAAATTAGGTCAGGCATTATATGATATATTTGAAAATTATAATGATATATTTTTAGATACAAGTAATAATAAATTTAATAAAAATATAATTCTTTTTGAATTAAGGGAGATGACAAATTTAAGTACAAAAGAAATTAGAACCTCAATTAAAAGATATAAGAAAGTTTACTTTCAATTAGTTCAGGATTTACTAAAATGAAATAATTAATATTTATTAGTATGCCAAGACCAAGTAAAAAAACAATTAATTTAACAAAGGATTCAATGTTATCCTTAATGCAAGAAATTTACAATGAAATTGTAGAGCAAAGAGCCACCGCAATTAGAATCCAAAACAAAATGTTAACTATGATGAAGGAGCCTGAAGATATGACTCTTATTGGTCCTGTTATTGAAAAACAACAAAAAATTATCAACGAATGCGTTGAAAAAAAATTAACCCTTTCTAAGTTACAATCCACAATGTGGCAAAAATCAACAGAAAAAGAAGATGATTTTACACTATCTGATATGGATTTAGATGACGAAACAATCCAAAGTTTAATACACAAAGATATTTCTGATGATAAAAATTATAAAATGAAATAATAATGCCATTAGATATTGACGACGGATATAAAAAAATAAAGAAAGAGGTAACCACAAAACAAAAATATAATCAAGTTAAAAAAGATATAAAACAACTTGAGAAAAAGGCGGGTGATTCATTTGAAGATTGGGGTGGTGGTTTAGAAAGTAAATTTGGTAAATTTGCCAATAAACAATTAAGTTCTGCCGAAAAAGCAAAAGAAAAATTTCAAAAAGATTTTAAAACCCAATTTGATCAAATGTTAGAAATTAAATTTCTAACTCAAAAAAGTGGTGATAAAAAAACAACAAAATATTTAAAAAAAACATTTGTTACCGCCATTGAACAAATAAAACCCCAAATATTTGATATTGTATCTGAATTAGGGGTTAAAGCGGTTGGGTGTGAATCTGAACAGGAGTTTCCCGCAAATGCAACATTTTATATAAAGGTTGGGGCAATTGATTTTATGGGTCTTTTGAAAGAAGATCCAAATGAAACTATTGGTAAAATATCTTATGAACAAAATCCAATAGTATATAACACGGCACCATTTTCAATGAATAAAGAGTTGTACAGTAGGATACAAAATATTAACGTACCTTATTCCGCACCAACGTTTGCCGGTGTGAACTATAAAGGACCATCTACTCAGGATTTATTTGATATAACATATGTTGAAAACTATAATGATCCTATTACAGGTAACTTAGTGGTTGGTAATTTTTTTAAAATAGATTTAAAACCTAGGTCTAATAACACAAATAAAGTTTCAGAATTTTTTAAAGATTATTATTCATCAATAGATATAATTGATTACAAATACTTATTTACAAATTTAATAAATCAATTAACTGGATCCATCTCAATCGAAAAAAAAGATGGGGATAAAAAATTAATTGATTTCACTAAATTTTTAATGGTTATGAAACGGATATTTGGAATGTGTTTCGATGAAACTAAAGAAATAGATGTTTCAGGTATTGCCAAAGTATCACAAACAGATGTTGTTGATGATGCCTTTTTTGAATTTAATGAGGTTGATTTAAGATATATTGATTCTGTGGTTTCTGACATTAAATTAGGTGTTGTTGAATTTGAAGATTGTGGTACCGTAAAATTACCCGTTGATGTTAATGCAGTTTTAGATACTTTAGATAGTTTAAAATTTAATCCGGGTACAAATAATAATAATGAAATTAACAATGCTGCGGAAAGTATAACAAAACCATTTGAAAGAAGAGGTCTTAATTTAGATCTTAGTTTTTTAAAAGAATACCCAAGAGCATTATTAATGACTATATTATCGCCTAAAACAATTTTACCAATAATGATTATGGCAAAATCTTTAGGTCAAAGTACGGTAGATTCGGTTAACTCTTTAATGGAATTTGCTAAACAATTTAAATCATATATTGTCCAATTAGCATCTAAAGTTATGGCTCTTTTTGTGAAAATATTATTTGACATAATTAAGGCAGATATTATTGCATTAACTAAATCAATATTGGCAGATATAAAAAATGAGTCGGTTGTTAAAAAATCGTTATTAGTATTGTCGTTAGTTGCTTTAATTACAAAGTTAGTGACAGATTTTAGACAATGTAAAAGTGTAATAGATGATTTATTATCAATATTAAGTTTGGTAGAAAAATCAATGAAGGCACAGAAAAAACCATTACCTTATCCATTATTAGTTGCAAGTAGAGTATTAACGGGGTTTTCAAAAACACGAGCAATGTTGAATGTAATCCAAAGGTTTGAGTCGTTAGGGTTACCAACGGGACCAATGCCAGATGGGAGTCCTAATTTATTCCTAGCTGCAGCAGATGCGATTATTGGTGCAATAGATGAAGAAGAAACAAAAAATGGTCAAGTACAAATTGCGGTAGATCCATTAAGTGTGTTACCTATCGGGACAACAATACCTCAAGTAGTTTACGGAAAAAAATTATAAATTATGGAATATAGTAGTGAAAAAAATAGAGTTACCTCTAATGAAATTGCGGAAATCATTAAAGAACATAAAACAAGATCAAATAAAGATTTAGTGGTTGCTTTAGAATTTGTTAAAAAAGATTTTGAACTTACTAAAGAAAGTGTAATTAAAATGACAGAACATTTAGATAAATTAGAAGTTGCTTATAATATTATTTTAAAAGAATATAATTCAAGAAATGGAAAATAATAAAATGATATTTTTTGGTAGGGTTACCGATATTGATGACCCATTATTAATTGGTCGTATTAGGGTTGAACCCAAGGATGAGGTGCAAGCATTTATTTATCCTGAAAACTTTAATCCAAAAACAGATAAGTGGAAACAAAATGACCCGTTAATTTTTACACCATTAATACCTTATTATTTTAATCAAATCCCCCAAGTTGGTGAGTATGTTCACATATTTTATTCTAATAAGGCAGAACCTATTGATGCCAACAAATTCTATATTCAAGGACCAATAAGTCGTCCATGGAATAATAAAAAAGAAGATTATAATAATGCTCAATCGGTATTGGCGAGTGGTGAAAAACTACAACAAGCATTTTCACCTATAGATCCAACAACAGGTAAAGTAAATGTATCTTTAACCGGTGTTTATCCTTTGCCTGGCGATAATGCTGTTTTAGGTAGAGGTACTGCTGATGTTGTGGTTAAAGAAAACGAAGTTTTAATACGTGCAGGAAAAACATTGTCTTCAGGAAATAATAATATACCTGTCGTTAGAAACGATTTAAGAAGTTTCTTACAAATATCAAGTTTTGAATTAGAAAACGTTAGTACAGGTACTGAAAATATTACTTCAGAAACTTTTGAGGACATCTCAACAAAAATGTATGTTCAATGGTCAATAACTAATTTAAGTTCTGTTTCACCAACATATGATGGTAAAGTTAGTGTTTATTCATTACCAGGTAATAATGATAATTATAAAGTATCAGTTATTAATCAAAGTATTGATCTTCTTGCGGGTCAAACAATCAGTCCAATATATGAAATAACATTTACGGGAAAAACTTTGTCCGACGCATCAACAATTATTAACAATTTAATTAGGGGGGTCAATGACGGAGAAATAACTTGGGATCCGGCATTAGGTTATCCAAATCAAACTATTACCAATCAGTTCCCATTTTTTTACGGGGCGGACCAATCCACATATGAATACCTAATAACAGGATTCTCATCTTTAATAAATGCGTCATCAAATATTTTACAATCAAGTAAAGCAATGTTACTTAATAATAAAGTTTCTTTGAGTTATGCGTATGAAGAAAAAGGGTTTGGTTTAGTGTGGAAACAATCTCCCGAAAAATTAGGGATATTACCTGAACTAAAAAGTATTGATGTTGAAAAAAGAGATTACTTGGTTCAACCAGTAACATACTCTGTTTTGGGTGGAGATAAGTTATATTTACTTACAAATAAATCTAAAGGTAAATTCCAAATTGATTTAAAGGATACCTTATATGGGATACCTCAATCTAAACTAGCGATAGATATATATAAGAAAACTAACTCAATGGTTAGGGGTGAAGAACTTATGAATTTATTAAATCAGATAGTTGATTTTATGTTAACCCACGTACATCCATTTCCTGGATTACCCCCAATTAAAGAATATCCAAATGCCGGTGTTTCGGGAAGAAAAATTGAGGAAACTATTAATAATGCCGAAAATAACATTCTAAATCAAAATATCCGAATTAATTGATATTTATATAAAAAAATGTAATGTCAATAAATAATTCATATTTTAGTAGGAATAATACCATATTATATAATAATCTAACAAATACGGGTAGAAACCCTGTTATGGAATTATATTATGGTGAAGATGGAATTGTTAATCCAAGAGGATTTAGTCGTTTTATTTTTGACATTGATTTATCTTTACTTACTCAAAAAATAAACGATGGGACTATATCAACGGGATGTACGTCAGCAATGACACACACCTTAAATATGACTAATACATCATATTTTGATAAAGATTTTTTGAACACGTCAACATCTCAAGGTAGATATAGAGCAACATCATTTGATCTTTTCTTATTTAGAATTCCACTTAATAATAGTACAATACCCGGAACACCTCAAAATTGGGATGAGGGAGTTGGATATGATTATATACCAACAAGTACGGTGGTATTTGAAGATAAGAATTATTCTGACAGACCATCAAATTGGTCAGCAACCACAACAATAGATAGTTGGCAAGAACCTGGAATATATAGTAATACTAATACGGGAGCATTTAATTATAATCAATTACAAATTATAGATACCCAACACTTTGAGTTTGGGGATGAAAATATTGAGTTTGATATGACAAATGAAATCAACTCAATATTAAACGGTTCTATTACCGATCCGGTTGGTTGGGGTATTGCTTATCTACCACAAGTAGAAAACATCTCAGGGACCACCGGAACGTATTCTGTGGGATTTTTTACAAGACATACACAGACATTCTACGAACCATTCTTACAAACAAACTATAATGACTTAATTGAAGATGATCGAAATTTATTTACATTGGGTAAAGTTAATAAGTTATATCTTTATGTATATGAAGATGGAGATTTCCAAAATTTAGATTTTGATCCTGTTGTTGAAATTAGAGATACCACTTGTACGGCAATACCTGGTTTAACAGGTCTAACAACTTGTCGTAGAGCAAAAGGTGTATATGAAGTTGTTATTCCCCCACTTATTGGTTATAAAACACCTTGTATATTTAATGACGTTTGGAGTAATTTATATCTTAATGGTTTTCCATTACCTAATGTAACTAACGAATTTACCATATACCCATTACAAAAATCTTTACAGATTGGTACCTTATCTCAGGAACCATCTATTTATGGTTTTGATTTCTATGGGATTAAACAAGATGAGAAAATATTAAACACTGATGTTCGTAAAGTAGGGGTAGTTATTAAAAAGGCTTATACTGCAAATCAACTTTTACTTAAAGTAGATGCTTCCTATAGAGTTTATGTGAAAGAAGGTTCTACTGAAGTACAAGTACAGGATTGGACAAAAATAAATAGGACACCAAATGAATACTATTTCATATTTGATACAAGAGATAAAATACCAAACGAATATTTTATTGATATAAAAGTGTTAAGTAGTGGTGAAGTTAATACTTATAAGAAACAGATTAAATTTCAAATCGTAAATAAAAAATAAAAAAAACAAAAGTCATGGGAGACGGAGAATTAACAACAACAAGCGCAAACACACCATCAACTGTTTGTGTACAAATATGTACAACAGGAGACACTGGGTCTACTGTGGTATCTGTAAACCCACCTCATCCAACTTGGAGTAGTCAAGATGGAGGTGATGTATTACAATTAAACATGGTACTCATTGGGGGTAACGGATTAAATGGATAAATTATGAAAAAAATAATTAAATTAAAAGAATCTGATCTTAGCATGATCATTAAAAAAATCCTTAGAGAAAATGAGGATAGAGGAAATAGATATATGTTTTTTTCTAATTTAGAACAAATGAGAAGACAATGTGATTTACTTTTAGATTTGGACTCTGAAATGGTCGAATCTATTTTAGAAAATGGTCACGATTGGGCTCAAGATCATATTGCCGAAGCAAAAAATAACATGGATCAAGTTTTTGATTTTATTATGAATGAATCAAAAAAAGATGGTATGGAATTGTCTATGAATATTGACGATAAAGATATGGTAATGTCAGAAGAAGATGATATTATTGATGATTTAGCAATGACAGAAAAAGATCCAGATAAAGCACTGGCTTTATATCAAATGAATGAGGGAAGAAAAAAAACAGGTACTAAACTTTGTGTTAGAGGAAAATCAGCGGCAAAAGCAAAGTTTGATGTATACCCTTCCGCATATGCCAATGGATATGCTATCCAAGTATGTAAAGGAAAAATTAAAGGTCTTGACGGTAAAAAACAATGTTCAGGAACTTATTGCTAATAATTTAATAAAAATTTTTTTATTTAATTTTTTTATATATCTTTGTAACATAAATTAAAAAATATGTGGTTAAAAAGATTAATGAAAAGAATAAAAGTTAGATGGATTCTTTGGACAAAAAGATCATCTATGATGAAAACATATCAAGAAGAAGTAGTTTCTTATGAAAAAACTTGTTTTAAGATATGTTTAAAATTAATATCAAATCCTAATTCTGATTTTATGATTGCTCCAATGTCTCAAAAAAGATACATTGTTAATAATGAATTTGGGATTTTTATTATGATGGATTATGGAAGAGTTGAGATAACTAATCACGTTTTTAATTATAATGTAAAATTATCAGATAGGGATTGGCAAAGATTGATTTATATATTTGATATTGAAACAGAAAAAAGACGTACTCAAACAGAAAGTGAGGTTAACTCAAGGATAACACATTCATTAGATATGGTTTTAGAACGTATTTCTAATCTCAGTTAAAATCTTTTCGACTAAGGAATCTACGGATTCCTTTTTTGTTTTATATGAAGTCATAACTGGTTTTTGACCTTTTCCTGTTTGTGTGTCATTTTTTTCAGCCTTTCTTTTTTGTTGACAAGCGGCTCTTTTTTGTGAATCACTCATTTTACCCGCAACACCTGCAGCTCTACATTTTGGATATGCACCTTTAGACGTATCTTGTCTACCACATGGTGGATGTTTACCATCAACTTTACGACAAATATCAACCCAAGGTCCTTTAGGTTGTTTAGAACCTTTTGGTTTCTTTTTTGTTCCAAACCAAACAGCTAAATCTTCAGAAATAAGATCATCATTTAACTCATCCCATTCATCTAATTTAGTTACAGTTTTTTTTGGATTAAAATTTTTAATTGGTTTTGCATCAGTATTTTTTCCCGGTAATGAATTCATAATACCCGCATCATCGGCCCAAGCAAACGCATCAGGATTATTTTTCATAAATTTTGCAATCTTTTCCGCTCTTTTTTCTTTCTTTTTAATTGTTTTTGGGTCGGTAGACATTTTACCATCTAAACTATCGTGATCTAATGATGCATCATCCCAATCGGTAACATATTCAGTAAATGGAGCCATTTGATTTTTATCAAATTCTCTATACCCAGGTAATAAAGGAGAAACATATGAACCTCTTGTTGACTTTTCAGACGTTGCCTCTCTTAATATTTTCTTTATAAAATTATCGGTTATCATTACTATAATAAATATTGGGAATATGGAAAAAAATGAAGAATCTGATAAAATATATGGTAATTTATTTGGGTCAATAAATTTATTAAATGAAAGTCATTTAGATGCAATATTATTGACTATGGATAGAGATCACGCAATACATTATTTGGTTGAATCTGTTAAATCCGCACATCAAAGAGGTGCTTTCACTATAGGTGAATCCGAAGTTATTTCTAAAGCCATACGAACATTATCAAAAAATGATTAAATAAAAAAAGGTCAGATTTCTCTGACCTTTTTCGTATTCGGTTTTTAATTGATTATCTCAATTCTCTCAAGTCGAATGTTCTAACTCCATCAACTGTGATACGTCCGTAGAAACGGTTGTTAACCATTTTCTTAGCGTATCTTGTCATAATACCTTTGATAGGTGTGAAGTTGAATGGGTTGTACATTGTAGGTGTCAATTGTAGAGGTACATACGGTGCGTAGATGTAACCTGTGTCTAACAATGATGTTCCTTTGTGTCCAATCAAAACTTGGTTTGGTGGGAAGTAAGGATCACGGTACACTTGGTAACGTCCTGCTAAAGTACCAACTCTTTCGATACCCATGTTATACTGATCTTGCTCAGGAGATGCGTTAGATACGTGGAAGTATTCTAAATCATCAAAGATTGCTGAAACTTCAGAAGATACAACGATCCAGTTAGCACCACCTCTCAAAGTAGATTTGTGGATTTGTGCTGACAATTGGTTGATTGCTGTAATTAAAGTTTGGTTCCAATCTTTCTGAGTGTAAGATGTAGTTTGAGAAATTCTTCTCCATCCGTTGTAGTCCCAACGTAAGTTCCAAGCCGCTCCTTTTCTCAAGTCACGTAAGATCTCACGGTCAATCTCTGCTGCAACTTGCTCAGATAACAATGCTGTTAACTCAGCCTCAGCGTCGATGTTATGGAATGCTGCAACGTCTTGAGCTAACTCAGGAGACCATTGTGCTCTTAATTTTCTTTCAGTTACGGAAACAGTTACTGAATCCAAGTCGAAAGAAACCTCTCCGATTTTGTCTTCAAATTCCATTTCTTCGTATCTTCTAAATACCGCTACGAAAGAAGTACCAGAAGTTGCCGAGAAAATTGTTGTACCTGTGTAACCGTCTAATGAATCAGAACTACAGTCAGCACATATTGGACAAGATAGATCAACTTCTAAGTAGATACATCCATCTGCAGAACAGATATTTTTGAATGAACCACCGTTACCATCTGTTGGCCAAGTTGTAGTTACAGTGTTACCATATTGTACGATACCTTTACCGTATTGTTGAGTAACAACTCTAAATAACAATGGAACAGCCACGTTGTTTGAATCTTTAATAACATTACAAGGAGTTGTAGATGAAGAGAATACACTTAAATTAGTAAAGATTTTAAGGTCAGAAAGGAAAGTTTCAGAATCCATTTCGTTTCCATCAGGTCCGATTAATTTACCTGCTCCTGTATCTGCGAAACCACACATTTTAATGATTAATTTTCTTTGGTTACCCGCTGCGATTTGAACACCACCTGCTGGTACACCACCTGCTACAGTTGCATCAACTAATGAACCACTTGACCACGCTTGAAGTGTGGTTGAAGCTGTTACGGCTGACCAACGACCTTTAGAATAGTCAAATAATCCTGGAGGATCTAATCCTGCTTCAGCACCTTCGTAGAATAAATCATAAAGATTCTTTCCGAATGCTCCTGCATTGTCAGGATATCCTGCTCCTGGTCCTGAGTTACCTGTACCACCTGCTGTAGGTCCGTTAGGTGCTCCGATTGGTGCGTAGTGCTCATTTCCAGTACCTGCTGGATTATATCCTTGGATACGAGGTACAAAGTAAAACAATTTACCGATAGGTAAGTTCATTGCTTGTACAGATACGATATCGTTAGCCAACAATTTAGAGAAAACTCTTCTTACGATAGGGAAAACAACTGTTTCGAACGCTCCGTTAGAACCTTCAGAAGTTGCCTCGTTAATTAAGAAAGAAGCTTGGTTTTCATATAACTGTGCTACGTTTTCTTTTAGGTGGCCTCTAAGACCTTCAAGGAATCCTAATTTATCCCATTTGTTAATAGTATCTTCTTTGATAACTTTAAGGTGTTTTAAACCGATGTTACCAACAAGACCTGATTCTAATAATGCTCCCATTTTTTTGGTTTTTTATTTTATTTGTTTATTTTTTATTTTATTTTTGACATTAAATCTTTCATTCTCAAGAATTGAGGATTTTCATACGTTTTAGATTCAATTAAATTAACTGCTGATCCAGATGTTGGTGTTTTTTCAACAGTTCTTTCAAATGATTCTGTAATCGTATTACTATCCTTACTTACCGTATCTGAAAGTTCGTCTTTTATTGATCTATACAAATTTTTAGATTCTTTAAGAGTTTCAACACTATCAAATCTTTTCAAGATATTAATTTTCTCTTGTTTTGTTGTTGAGTGTTCAGTAAATAAACGAGTAGCGTATGCTAAGTTTGAATTGAATACCGCAACTTCGTTTAATTTATCTCTAAATACATTTAATGCATTTCTATACTCTTCATTTTTTTCTCTAAGAATTTGTAATTCTCTTGCGTCCACACTTTCTTTTTTAATTGCTGTATTCGCTTTTGAGTGTGCTCTTGGTTTAGGTAAACCACCTTTTCTAAAATTAGAACCATTCCCTAACGTACGAGACGCTTCTTTGGTTTCCATTTTTTTAACGGTAGTGTTTTTACCTTTTTCCATGTTTTCACCTTCTTTGTATTCAAATTTGGCTTTACCCATACCAACTCCTCTGGTTCCTTGTTTCATTTTTGTTTTGAAACCTTGTCCTTGATTTGGTTTTTTGTCATATTTGAATTTAGACGCATTACCCATACCAACTCCTTTTGCTTTGAAATTAGATTTTGATTCAATAACAAATTCTTCCTCTTCATCTTCTTCTAATTGAGACCAATCTGTCTCATCATCAATGTCAAGTTCAAAATCGTCATCGTCATCTTCATCATCGTCTTGTGTATGTTTTTTACGTCCCATATGATAACGTTCTTCCATTTCACCACTCATGTGTTTAGAAAATTCGTCCTCATCACCATCTTCTTCGTCTAATACGATTTCATAAATGGTTTCAGTAACATCCTCTTCCTCATCCATCCAAGCTTCATCAAGTTCATCGTTTTTCATCATTTCGATTTCATCTTGTTCTTGTTCGGATTCACTTAATTGGATAAAATAGTCAACATCGTTATTCTCATCAGATAAATGTATCATATCGTCTTCTTTTTTAACAATTACACCGTCTTCAGGTCCCATGGCTTTAAAAACTTTTAATACGTCTGTAGCCGATGCTCCTCTTAAATCAAGTGTATCGTCATCGTCCATTTCGTCTCCCATGTCAACGCCTAAATTTAGTTCGTCATCATCTTCGTCACCAATGTCCGCATTATCAGCATCATCATCAGATACGTCAGTATCGTCAAACTCAGCATCTACATCAATCTCCTCATCGTCATCTTGTTCGTTAAGGGACTCTTTTACTAATGATCTGATTTCTTCCTTCATTGTAGAAGCAAGTATTCCTTTTGCATTTTCGTTGATAACTTCTTCCAAATTTTTCATTTGTAAGAAAGTATCTTCAACCAATGATTTTTCTTTGCTCATTATAGTTTTGTTGTTTTTACAATATAAATAGTATCTAAATTGAAAAAATTCACATTTTTATAACATTGAGACAAAAAAAAATGGAGATATTAAAAATACCCCCATTTTATTAAAATGTAATTAAATTAAAATTTAGTCGATAACCTCATCAATTTTACTTTCTGTGATTGATGTAATTCTCCAATCCATTGTGTAGTGTTCATAAACTTTGGTTACTTTTGCCTCAACATCAGTAGGGGTATAACCCAATACTAATTTTTCCTCTCTAACTTTTCTAACCTTTCCTGATTCACTGTCTAATAAATCAGATGTGATTTTAGCCACAAAATACTTTTCTCCTTGTTCCATAATTTTTATTTTTATTAAATCATAGAACTTATTTTTTTATTTGTCAAGAAATGATGTTAATTTATCCATTAAACTTTTTGTTTTTTCAACAGACGAAGATTCCATTCCGGTTGCTCTTTCAATATTCATCTTTCTATCCTCATCTAAATTTTCCTCATATTTTAAACGATCGTTTTTATCTAAGAATAAATAAGCCCCCGGTGTAGACGGAGAAGATACGAGGTCAAAACAGATTAATTCAAAATCATCTTGTACTTCATTTTGATCCCCCACTTTTTTAAGTGATCCAACACCACGAGAAGAAATACCTAATGTAACCCCTTGACGTAAATAGTTTGCCGCTAGATCTCCTTTTGTGGAAACAATGCCCCTTTCGTGAAATCCTGGACTTGTAAGTAATTTTATTTTACCTAATAATACAGGACCTTCCCACCACACATCAGTGATAATATGAGAAACACGATCC